TTCGCTTAACTTCACGACTTGATCCTGATGTTGAGGCATTGCTTCGACCTTTCCGCAAGAACAATGGGTTGGCTAAGTAATGAACCCAAGTCAAGTTCGAGATGGTTTGAAAACAAGACTGCAAACAATTACAGGCTTACGAGCCTATGATTTGATTCCTGACACAGTAGTTCCACCGTGTTCGGTAGTAGGACAATTAGATTTCACATTCGACATTGACAATGCTCGCGGTCTTGACCAAGCGCAAGTTGATGTCCTTGTGATTGTGCAACGCTTTTCAGAGCGTGCTGGACAGGACAAACTTGACGGCTACCTTGCAGGATCAGGTGCAAGTTCTATCAAAGCAGCAATTGAAGGTGATCGCACTCTTGGGGGAACCGTCAACACTTTGCGAGTTACAGGTGCCGAAGCAGGTACTTATGACTCACAAGGAGTCACATTTCTTTCCTATCGTTACAGAATCACGATTTGGGGATAAGGAGAACCAATGGCATACACCGTCATCTCAGATCGAGAGGTCTGTGGCAAGAAGAAGGGTGAGTCAATCACCGACAAAGAACTTGTTGATGCAGGAGTGAGCGCACCCGCACTCATCGCTGCAAACCACATCAAGGCAAGCAATGCAGTATCACCATCCATCAAACCAGCAACAGAAGGAGTGACCAACTAATGGCACGCATCGTTCTTACAAACGCCTTCATCTCTGTTGGTGGAGTAGATTTGAGCGACCTTGTCAGCTCAGTCTCGCTCTCATCAACATTTGATGTCGTAGAAACAACAGCATTTTCATCATCAGCAACAAAGACTCGGGTCGCTGGATTGGCAGACAATTCTGTGAGCCTTGAATTTCACCAGGATTACGCAACAAGCGAAGTTGAACAAACAATTTATCCATTACTCGGAACAGTTGCAGCAGTAATTGTGAAGCCAAATGGCGGAACAACAAGCGCATTCAACCCTTCATATACCTTCAACGCGGTTATCTCCGAATGGACTCCGGTCAACGGTGCTGTGGGCGAACTTGCCAGCGCATCTGTGTCCTGGCCTGTAACAGGTGCAATCACTAAGGCGGTTGTGTAATGGCACGCATCGTTCTTACAAACGCATATGTTCTTTTTGGATCAACTGACATCTCAGACCATGTGAGTTCAATTTCATTAAGTTCGACTTTTGACATCGTTGAGACCACGGCCTTCGGAAATTCTTCAAAAACGAGAGTGGCTGGATTGGCAGACAATTCTGTGAGTCTTGAATTTCACCAGGATTACGCAACATCAAGCATTGAGCAAACAGTTTATCCAGCACTTGGAACAGCGGTCACAATTACAGTCAAGCCTGTGAACACGACAACAAGTACAATAAATCCTCAGTACGCATTTTCTGCGGTTGTCTCAGAGTGGACTCCGGTGAATGGTGCTGTTGGAGAGCTTGCCAGCGCAAGTGTGTCCTGGCCTATCAGCGGCGCGATTACAAAGACAACAACCTAATCAAACAAGGGGGAAATAAATGGATGGACTAAGTATCAAAATCGTCACCAATGATGATGTGGAAAGAGTGTATTCGCTTCGACCACGCATCATTGTTGACTTTGAGCAAAAGTACAACAAAGGACTTGCAAAGCTGATTGGCGAAGAGCAGAAACTAGAGCATATCTATTATTTGGCTTGGTTAGCCTTGAAGCACAACGGAAATATCATCAAGCCATTCGGCGGAGACTTTCTTGACACACTCAAAGAAGTTTCGTTGGTGGCAAACCCAAATTCCGAATCCACCGAGACAGCCTGACCTATTCCATAGCAGCAATTTCGGTGGAGACAGGCATTTCTCCGGTTGCATTACTTGATGCACCCGAAGGAATCCTTGAGTCAATAGTGATATACATGAAAGAACGAGCGAAGGCGCGAAGCAAGTAATGGCGGAAATCAATTATCGAATTGAGATGCAAGGGTTAACCGAAAACATCATCGCCCTTGAACGCTTCGCGCCTGACCTCAAAAGAGAATTGAACAAAGAAATTCGTGGCATTCTTGCACCGATTGTTCTTGAGGCAAAAGGTTATCTTCCAAGCAATGACCAAATCCATCCTTCGGGGTGGGCAAAAGGTGGATTCAAACGCTTCAATGGCATCGGGCCATTAAGTCAAGAACAAACTCGCGGCTTCATCGCCTATGATGCCGAGCGAGCTAAGGCAGGAATCAAACAAACTGCCGCAACTTCCAAGAAAGACGGATCAGGTTTCCGCAACACTTACGGAGTCATTCAGCGTGATCCAGGTGGTGCAATCTTTGAAACGGCAGGTCGAGGAAGTTCAGCATCTCGTTCACGCAGCAAGACAAGCCGATCACGCAACCCACAGGCTTCGCAGCACTTCATTGGTGTGATTCAAAGAGAGCATGGCGCATTGCCAACTGCTCGTGGTCAAGGTAAAGACAAAGGTCGCGCACTTATTCGCGCCGTTGATAACAACAGATACAAAGCATTGCAAGGAATTAGAGAAGCAGTTGACAGAGCCTCTGAAAAAGCACAGAGGCGTGTTGATGCCATAGTCGGTTTTAGAGAGGTGTAAATCGTGTCAATTGTCGAGCGCATAGTCACCGTCTATAATGACAAAGGTTCCAAGCAAGCGGTCAAAGACCTCAAAAAACTTGAAAAGAACTTTATTGATGCAGGAAAAAAGATTGGCAAAGCCTTCGCCGTTGCCACAGTTGCCGTGGGCGCATTTGCAGTCAAAGTGGGTGTTGATGCCGTAAAAGGCGCAATGGAAGATCAAAAGCAACAGGCAGCATTGGCAACAGCTCTTCGCAACACAACAGGAGCAACCGATGAGGCTATTGCCGCAACGACTGCATACTTAGACAAACTTGAACTGCTTGTTGCTGTTGACAACAATCAATTGATCCCATCTCTTCAAATTCTAACTCAGGCAACAAAAGATGTGACACAGGCGCAAGCATTGCAAAGCCTTGCACTTGATATTTCAGCCGGCACATCAAAAGATTTGACTTCTGTTTCTTTGGCACTTGCAAGGGCACTTGGCGGAAATGTAGGCGCACTCACAAGACTTGGTGTTCCACTCGATGCAAACGCAGTCAAGGCAAAAGACCTGAATGCAATCCTGACATCTCTTGGGGAAACATTTGCAGGTCAGGCAGAAAAACGCGCTGCAACCTTTGAATTTAGAATGATCAAGTTGCAGTTGGCATTTAATCAAATCATTGATCAAGTTGGATATGCCTTAATTCCCGTCCTTCAAGAGTTTGCAGAATACATTGTTCAAAATGTTTTGCCTGCAATTCAATCTTGGGTTAACTTAAACAAAGATCAATTGGCAACTGCCTTAAAAACTGCTGCAGAAAACCTTATTGCACTCAGCAAGGCAGTTTTTGGTTTTGTAGAGTTTATTTCACGCAATCTTACAACCATCAAAATCTTTGCATCTGTCATAGCAGGAATTTTTGTTGCTTCAAAAGTTTATGCCTTTGCAACTGCTATTGGGTTACTAATTCCAACACTTACTGCATTTACTGCAGCAGCAGGTTCAGCGGGTATTGCTACTGCACTATTGACTGGCGGATTTTCAGCGGGCGCCGCTACTGCAGCTCTTGGAGCGTTTGCAATTACCGCTGGTGCCATTGGTGTTTCACTTGCCGCTTCTGCTAAAAATGCAAAAGAAGCAACAAAGGCATTCAAAGGTGTTGAAGATATTTCTTCAAAACTCGGTGCAACAACTCAAGGCTTAAACAAAGTTTTTGCTACAAACCGAAAAATCATTGTTGATACTGTCAAGACAACCAAAGAACTTACGGCCGCTGAAAAGAAAGCCGCTGAAATGCGTGCTGCAATCAAGAAGGCAGGGTTGGATGTCTTTGGGATCAAGGCTGTTTCAGACACCGATCCAATTCAGCTCGAAGCAGCACGCCTGAACCTTGTTAAGCAAGGCAACCTTGAAGAACTGAAAAAGGTTGAAGCCTTGATGAAGTCTGCCGAGGCGCAGATGAAGGTCAATCAGAACGCTCAAAAGTATGCAGACATTCTCGTTGCCCTTGCAGACAACAAGATCAGCCCTGATGAAATCGGCATATTAGCCGCCAAGTGGGGAATGACTGTACCAGCAGTCACTAACTATCTTGCAACCCTGCTCATTGTCAAAGATCAAAAGATTGATGACTCTGAAGTTGCACTCTTGGCAGCAGCATGGGGCATCTCCAAAGAGGCAGCACAGAAATACCTTGATTTCTTTACAGCACTCAATGATGGCAAACTCAGCGATGAAGAGATCAAAAAACTTCAAGAAAAGTGGGGTCTGACCTACAAAGAAGTTCAACAGTATGCAGACTTTGTCACCAAATTAGATGACTTCACACTTTCTGATGAAGAGATCAAGAAACTGCAAGACCGATGGGGTCTGACAACAGCCGAAGTTCTCAAATACACCAACCAAATCGGAATCCCTGTCTCATATTCAGGAACCCTTGTCTCACCAGCAGATGCAGCAACGGCAGGTTGGAACAAAGCCAACGCAGCTCTGACCGCATACATTGTCGGACTCAACACAGCGATTACGCAATCGGCAGCAGCCAACGCCGCCGCCGTTGCCGCCTTTGAACAAACGGCAAAGGCTGTGGCAGGGGCGCAGGCAGCATACAGCGGTGGCAGCGGCCAAAATTACAGCAGATGCAGCAGCCAATGCAGCCCAAGTCACAGCAGATGCAACAGCGGCAGCGGCAGCGATAGCAGCAGAGTCGGCAGCAATGGCCGATGCCATTGTTGAAGCAGCAGAGGCAGCAGCAGCATTGGCAGATTCTCTTCGCGGTTTAACTGACGATGAAATAAAAGATGCTTTAGCACCTGACGGTGTTGTAGGTGGAGCAGTTGAAGAAGTACCGCCTGGCATCAATTCAAAGCGTGGCGATCTGATCGCTCTTGCAAACGGCGGAATTGTTACATCGCCAACGATGGCATTGATTGGCGAGGCTGGCCCTGAAGCGGTTATTCCTCTTTCACGCGGCGGTGGATTTGGTGGCGGAATTAGCATCACAGTCAACAATGCAGGATCGGTGATTGCAGAGGCAGACCTTGTTTCAAGCATTCGCAACGCACTCCTTCAGGCTCAAAACAATGGCCAAGTGATTACAAAGTCAGCCGTGGCAATCTAATGACTCTGCCAACACTTGGAGTTTCAGTTGACTTTGCCAACGGCCCTGCCTTCGGCAATCCGCTTATTCTTGGAGATGCATCAACGCCGCTTGGCGTGGGCATCCTGGCAGATACCGCATCTGATGTTGTAGATGTCTCAGACATCACCCTTCGCGCTTCTATTCGTAGAGGTCGAAACCGTATTCTCAACAAGTTTGAGGCAGGCAGCGCCACAATTGTTCTTGAAGATACCAACGGCGATTGGGTGCCAACAAACACTTCATCTCCTTATTACGGCAAACTTGTACCTCTTCGCAAAATCCGCATATGGGCAGATTACGATTCAGGATCAGGGGTTGTCAGGTACTATCTTTATTCAGGGTATATCACGAGCTATGACACCAACTTCAAACTCGGACTTGAAGATATTTCAAGCGTAACCTTGCAATGTGTGGATGCATTCCGCTTGTTCTCAAAGGTTTCAATCTCAACCGTTGCAGGAACATCGGCAGGGCAGACAACAGGTGCGCGAATGGAAAACTTGCTCGATGTTGCAGCCTTCCCAACTTCAATGCGCGTGATTGATACAGGTGACAGCACCGTTCAGGCAGACCCCGGCACCGAGCGTGACCTATTGGCAGCCTTGCAGACAATTGAAAACACAGAGTTCGGTGGGTTCTACATTGACCCTGAAGGCAACGCGACATTTCTTGCACGCGATACTGTGGCGCAGAAGGCAGATGGAACTGCCACAGATTTTGCAGATGATGGCACAGGAATCTCATATCAGGGCATTGACTTTGCCTATGATGACACCTTGATCTTCAATGATGTG